CTCTATCATGTTCTTCGCCTTACGTCCAAAGCGTATTGCCAATTCGCCAGTATGCGTTGTCTGAATCAGTTTGGCTTTTGGATGGCGGCCCATGAAAAAGGCAGGAAATAGGTGTGAGGCAAATTCTGACTTTGTATGTCGAGGAGGCATATTGACGATAAGGCGTTTTAGCTCCCCATTTGCTATTCTGTTCAATTTCTCTGCGTAAATTTTATGATGCTTTCCCTGGATAAAGTCAGGCCACACACTTTTAACGAAAGTCAGGAAATCTTCCTGAGAAGCTTCCTGCTTTTTTGCGAGCTCACCTCTTAAAAGAAGCTTGAGCGTGTTCGTATCCAAAGATTCTAAAGTAGAAACATTTTCCATTTTTTAAAAATTTTTTTAAGATTCCAATTATAACGTTTTTATACATGATTGTCACTCTCAGACTTGCCTTCGAGGAATTCTAGAGGAGGTAGACGAAAAAGGGGGGTTCCCCCTTCGGATATAGGGAGATAGGAGCGGGCGGCGAACGGAGTGAGCCGCTAAGTCCCGGGCGCCAGCCTGCGACACTTTGTCGCATGCGACATAATGCCCGGGCGACTTATCCACAGGATATCCACACTGTTGCAATAATACAACAAGACAATGATAATGAAGTATGACATAAAGATAATTAGAAATAGAAAGGATAGTATGACTAAACAAGAATTCAAGACTACTGTTGGTATTGGTTTCTTCAGTTGTAAATGGATTAAGAATAATGGACAAGTTGCCAAGATTAAACGAGGTATACTTGGTCAATATGCTTGGCGATTTACTCACGACCCAATAGCCAATAGAGATAACTTTCAAGAACACGAGGATTATGTTCTTGCTTTTCGTGTTGGTTCTGGATTACTTCCAGAGCATTCAAGATGGGCAAGTATAAATCCTAATACTGTGTTTGATATTAATAGGATTGCTGTATGACTAAAGATATAGTTCCGATTAAATCAGTTAATGATGTAGATATTTCACCTCTCTTAAGAGAGGTGATTGAATACACCAAAGACCAAAACGCAATAGGCGATTTGGAATCAATAATTAGTAAAGTTCCACAAAAGGATAGTTTGGATTGGAAGCTAATTAGTGGTGTATTATGTAATGCAATAATCGAATGGGTTGCTAAAGACACAAATAATAGAAAGGATTTAATAGTTCATTTGCAATCCGAAGTTGGTTATTTACTTAAAAGACTTGGTTTGACTATGTAATACTATCCTGCATAAGTCGATAAAAGGGCGATAATCTTCCGATAGTCGCCCTTTTTTTATGTCCAAAATTTCCTGAAGGAACTGGCATCCTGCTGCCCGGGCGGCAAATCACGAGGACTATTATACGAATTAGGTGGAAACTTGGAGTTTGGGAGTTTGGAACGCTCCGGGCGCGCGATCCCGGCAACTAATTTATATTAATTGGAATTAGGGCTGATTGGGAGTTTGAAAGGAGTTTGGGGCAAGATCCGAATAACTCCGTTTATCTTGCCCCTATTTTACGAGGGCTTCGTAAATCTTTTGCTCTTTAATAGTGGTCGGCGTTGACCGATTGCTTCACTATCGAGGGAGGATACTATGTATCGCCTCTAGGTCAGTTTCCTAACTGTTCCGCAAAATGAGAAACAGAGTGATTGGCTTCTTTGGACTTTCTTTACGGCTTGAAAAAAAAGCTAGACTCCACCAATCAGCTGTATCAAGACCTTTACTCTATTTCTAATAACAATATAACACGAATCCAAATTCAAGGCAACAGCCAATTCAACAATCTTGTGGATAACTTTTGACCATAACTCATCTCCACTCCACTCCCGGGCACCCGGTGTTTCCCAGCTCAGGACCATTACAATATTAGCGGATTTAGGGAGTTTCTCGGAGTTTAGGAGTTTGCATCATCCCAGGAGCTGCAGGAGGAACCACAGGACTGCAGCACCAGCTGCAACCTTCAGGGTTCCCAGTATTAAAATACCCAGTAAATGTGCCATTTTTCATTCTCTTTCTACTATCTCATCTCTAATATAATGCCTGAACAGGCGTCTGTCAAGAGCCCGGGCAAAATAAATATCGCAGACTTCTGCCATTCTTCCGTGTCAGGAAATCCCGGCGCGCGCGCCGGGCAACTAGATCCTAAAACCCCTTACAATAAATAAAGGTTTTCTGCCGTTCTTCGGAGTTTGGGAGTTTTGGAACTAACCCGGGCGCGCCCGGTGCTCCTGGCGCATTGCCCAAATTCCCCCAAAAATGGTTATACATTTCCTAGGGAGTTTGGGAGTTTCACGCTGCCAGTTACCCGGATCCCGGGAACCTGAAAGTTATCCCCAAGTTATCCACATGGTTATGCACAACTTGGGGAGTTTCGGAGTTTTAGTGCTCTTGTGGAGCAAACATATCCTTGACGTGTTGCGTAAATCCTTTCTCTTGCTCTTCAGCCATTACTTCAGCTCGTTTCGCATTGCGTGTCATAACGGGAACAACCCCGTCATAATGATTCGCAATTCGTTTTAATGTTTCGCCATTCTCTTCAATGGCATCAGCCACTCTATTGAGTGCTTGTGCGATGGTGTCGTCTACTACCATAATATACCTTTCTACTTTCTAGAAACAGAGAGTAAGGCGAATTCTTCTAAACTGTACCAACTCTCTATTTCTGTTCCTATTATAGCATAAAGTTATCCACAAAGCAACAACTCATTTCAACTATTTTCCTGAAGCACTCACCTGCTGCCCGGGCCCAGCTCCAGAATCCAGCTCACCTCCATCACTAGATGTTATAGCTTTTCCGCGGAGTTTCGGAGTTTCGTAATCATCTCCTAACGCAGCCAGGATCCCGGTCCTGTGCAGCTAGGGATAAGTTCAGAGAGGATTTGGCTGTTTTCCGGGAGTTTAGGAGTTTGGGAACGCGCAGCGCGCGCCGGGCGCTGGATAACCGTGCGCCACGGCCCAATATTGGGATTAGGGTTTTAGTCTGGAGTTTGGGAGTTTGCGAAAATCGAGGTCCTCGAGCCTTCCTGCGTACAACCCGGGCACTTGGTCCACGGTGCATTGGCCCAGTTCCATGGTTTGGGACCCCTGAAACAGTTTAACGTGGCCCTTGGGGAGCCCCCCAACAAGAATAAAAACAGGCGCACCTGCATTAGCATGGCGTAAATTCCATGCCTTTTGGAAGGGTGAAATGATACACTTATTATTACACTGTATTACTTTGAGCTCAACTGTGAAGAATCCTGTAACATTGTGAAATATTAAGCAATCAGGAAAACCTGGAGTGACGTAGCTTTCAAGGCGTGAAACAATATATCCATCACCAACCTTCAAACATTTTTTTAAACTTTTCCAAAGCCTGGTTTCCGGCTTTACGGTCATACTTCGTCTTGTCTCTCACCACTCTTGGTCGATACTTCTGTGATGTCCTTAAGTCCTTCGCTATCGGATTTGGTTTCTTCCTGAACTTCAAGAACCATTCCTGTTTTTTCTTTTTTGAATTTTCCATCCAATCCTAACTCTTTTAATTGTTTAAGAACGTCCTCACGGGACATGCTATCAATACTTCCGGTTCTAATTTCTTTACGGTCAATGTACAATCCTGCGGCCTGTCCACGCAAGCGCTCAGCATTAACAGCAGCACTATAAGACTTTTCAGAGAGAGACCTCTCACGCAACCTAGCCAACTCCTGGACGTGCTTTTGCAGTTTAACTTCATGTGTCTTCTCCAATTCAGCTCTTCGTTTAAGTACAGCATCCACCACCTTGGGGAATCTTTTACCATTTAGAAGTTCAGACGCTGTAATATTAGCGCGTTCCTCCTTATACCCAGCTTGTCTAGCACATTCCGTTGGAGTCAACCGTCCTTCATTCTCCGCGTAGATTTTAACAAACACGCGTTGCTTATCAGTGAGTCCATCACTCCTAATTGGGTGCTTTATGGCTCCTCCACTCTGCCTTATTTTAGCCACAATGGTGGCACCACTAGTGGCACCTCTCAGCCTTTCATCTACCATCGAATTCCCCGCTCTATAGTTGAGTTTTTGCTCATTTGTTTCATAATAAACAACAAAAGTTGCTTGCGTCGTTTAGAGTAGTGCCACCCTAGTGCCACCATATAAACCATTGATATATATAAGTTAATCAGGATTTGTGGCACCGTGGCACCATATCCCGGTCT